CAAAAGTTCCGTGTTGACTTTGATGGCTCTAAAACACTGCGTCTATCTGAACCATCAACATTTACATTTAAAGTTCCAAGATATGCCGACTTGCTCATGGATTGTTACTTAACTATAGCAATGCCCAATATCTGGAGTCCAATTATGCCGCCACAAACTGTTGCTCAATCTGATGGCACTACTACATATACTGATTGGGCTCCATACGAATTCAAATGGATTGATAATTTAGGCGCCAAAATGATTTCAAAGGTAAGTATTGTTTGCGGAAACTATACACTCCAGGAGTATTCTGGTGACTATTTATTGGCAGCTGTTCAGCGCGACTTTACCGGTGTTAAAAAAGATTTATTTGGTGAAATGTCTGGAAATACGCCTGAAATGAATAATCCTGGTAATTCAGGCTCACGTGTCAACTCGTATCCTAACGCATTTTATACGCCTGATTTAGCTGGTCCTGAACCGTCAATTCGTGGCCGCATTTTATATGTTCCTCTAAATAGTTGGTTTGGACTCAAGTCACAAATGGCGTTCCCATTGACATCATTACAATACAATGAACTACAAATTGTTGTCACGCTTAGACCTATTAGTGAACTATTTCAAATCCGTGATGTATTTGATACGACATATAATTATCCATACATTGCGCCTAATTTTAATTTGTGGTATATGCAGTTTTATCGCTTCTTACAACCGCCACCTGATATTGAACTTGGAATAACATCATATACCGATACTAGAACCTTGTGGAATGCCGATGTTCATTTGAATTGTACATATTGCTTCTTATCCAATGAAGAAGAGCGCCTATTTGCGCTGGAAGAACAGAAATATTTAATTAAACAGGTAAGAGAACAGCGATTTTTCAATGTCACTGGTCCAAACAAAGTGTCGCTTGATTCAATTGGCATGATATCTAATTGGCTATTCTATTTTCAAAGAAGTGATGTTAATTTAAGAAATGAATGGTCAAATTACACAAATTGGCCGTATAACTATATGCCTCTTGATGTTGTTCAAGCGTCGTCTGGTGGCGATTTCCTAATTTATAGAACGGATGCTGAAGGCAACCAAATCCCATTTTATATTGGACCCGGTGTTAATCCAAGTGGCAATTTAACGGGTCTTTTAGTTACGTCGAATTATTCGCCTGAAAATGACAAGATGATATTGGTAGCAATGGGTGTTTTGTTAGATGGGTCTTATAGAGAGAATATTCAAGCAGCAGGTATATATAATTATATTGAAAAATACACCAGAACTACCGGTAATGCGCCTCCAGGTCTCTATTGCTACAATTTTAGTATTAATTCGAATCTTTCAGATTTACAACCATCGGGTGCAATGAATATGAACCGATTTAGTAATATAGAGTTGGAATTTACGACAATTATACCACCACTAGACCCTTTAGCACAGAGTTTGTCAATTTGCGACCCACAGACAGGTGAAGTTATTGCGGTTAATAAACCAACATGGCGCATCTATGATTATAATTTTAATCTAACATTGTTTGAAGAGCGTATTAATATTGTCAACTTTATTGGTGGCAATGTGGGACTGATGTATGCCACATAATTTTAACAATAATAAACATTTTTATTATTTTAATTATTTTAATTATTTTAATTTATACAATTGGATATAAATTAAAATACAATTAATATAAAGATATAATCAATATTATAGATTATGAGTTTTGACAACCAATTATTAGAAAAATATAATGTAAAATTATATAGTGCGGAATATACAACATATGATATAATTAATGATTTTCTAAAAAATAATCAAAACGAACAACCTTTTTATATTATTGATATAGGAGAAATTATTAAATTATATGAAAAATGGATAAGCATCTTTCCAAATATTAAGCCATATTATGCTGTAAAATGTAATCCGAATCCAGTATTATTAGATGTGTTGGCTTGCTTAGGAACTTATTTTGATTGCGCGTCTGAAAATGAACTGAAATCTGTCATTGAACTAACAAATGACCCAAATAGAATTATATTTGCGAACCCTTGTAAAATGTCTTCTCAAATTAAATATGCCAGAGCAAATGATGTAGATATGATGACGTTTGATTGCGAAGAGGAATTATATAAAATCAGATTATACCATCCTTATGCTAAATTGATATTAAGATTAGCAGTTGATGACAGTCAAAGTTTATGTAAATTTAATAGTAAATTTGGCTGTAAAATAGAAAATATAGAAAAACTAATTAATCTAATGAATGTATTACAATTAAAACTAATTGGGTTTAGTTTTCATGTAGGCAGTGGTTGTAAAAGTGTTGACAGTTATTACAACGCTATTAAAACTTGTAAATGTGCCTACGATTTAGCAATGAAAAATAACATAAATATAACTATTATAGATATTGGAGGTGGATTTCCTGGGATTCATACAGAAAATAGTATAAATATTGAAGAAATATCTGAAAAAATTAACCAAGCGCAGCAGGATTTTTTTAGTAAAGAAATTGAGGAAGAGAAAATACAATTTATTGCTGAGCCCGGCCGTTATTTTGTTGAAAAATCTCATACACTAGTATTGAATGTAATTGGTAAAAAACGTGAAACATATATTAATGAAAAAACGCAAGAAACAGAAGAAATAGTTATTTATTACTTAAATGATGGTGTATATGGCTCATTTAATTGTATTTATTTTGACCATAAGAAACCAATTGTGTTGCCTTTTAATGAACGAAATGAAAACAAATTATATAAAAGTAAAATATTTGGTCCAACATGCGACAGTATTGATTTGATTACAAATGAAATTATGTTGCCTGAATTGGCAATTGGTGAATGGGTTTATGTTGAGAACTTTGGCGCTTATACAACTGCGGCAAGTTCATCCTTTAATGGTTTTATTACAACAGATTATAAATATATATTGCGCAATTAGTGTTTTTATATTATTATATATACGCAAATTATAGTAATAAATAATATTATTATAATGAATAATATTATTGTAATGAATAATATTATTGTAATTATCTAGTAATCATAATAGTATTTGAATTTTGTCAATAACACAAGATTTTTGTCATTGGGTGGTTTCGATCCACCTCCTCCGGCTCGCATTCGACCAGAAATGCTTCCATTACACTACAATGACTTGTTTGATTTGTGCCCCGCCGTCGCACAAATCTGTCATAGACTTCACTATGTCCCGATTAACCATATCAATGACTTTTTACCCTGTGGGATTTTTTTAAAGTTCATTAATCCAATTAATCACCTTAATGATTACAAATATCATTACTCTGATATATGCCCCCTTCGTCTTTTACAAGACTTTTCCTTCGCACATATCCATCGCTTATAGCCTTCGCTGCGTTGCCTAATTGTCATTGGGTAGTTTCGATCTACCTCCCCCGACGCTGAAGTTGTCAGTACGCTCCCATTACGCTACAATGACTCAATTTGATATGTGCCCCATTGCTAAATGCTTTTCCATCGCACATATCCGTCACATCCATTTTTTGATGTGTCCATCTTCCTAATATATCATTGGGTTGTTTCGATCAACCGTCCTTCAGGTTATGAGCCTGACGCGCTTCCTCTGCGCCACAATGATTTGATACGCCCCAACCTCGCGTATAGACATGTCGCAACCTACCACTTTTTTACATTTTTAATAAAAACTTTGTTGCGCCCTGGAGGCAGTGATTCAAATCTTCGTCCAACTAGATTTTATCTATTACATTTCTATTATTTACATTCTAAATAGTTTGTAATTGACTCACCACACACATATTAATATGTGTTTTCTCTTTAAGTAGGTTTAATATATAATATAATTTTAATTTTAATTTTAATTTTAATTTTAATTTTAATTTTAATTTTAATTTTAATTTTAATTTTAATTTTAATTTTAATTTTAATTAAGGTACGCATTTGCCGGCGTTGGTCCAATATCATAGAACAACCCTGTTGCTGTAAGTGTCTTCTTATATTCCGGTGTTGACCTATATTGTTCCGGTGCTGCTGAATATTCATAGGCTAATTCGTCATTATAAATTTGTGTTTGTAGGTTAAATGTGGGCTCCCATACTTTATAACCATCATATGGTCTAGGCACTTGCGCATCTTTATCTATTATTGTAGCACTTGTACCAATATCATATGTTAAGGAAGAATGTTGCGGATTTTGATTATAAATTAGTCGCCCTGTTGCTAAAGTATCAGAAGGCACATATGCTTGAGGTGTTAACGGTTTAGATTGTTCGGTTACAAAATTATCATGGACTTGTTTCAAGAGTGATTGACATCCGTCTTGATAGCAATCTGTATCAGTAGAACATTGCTTGCCAGTTTTAGAACATTTAGCATTATAACACGCATTTTGGCAACCCTGGCTATCATTTAATGGCATATTTACATTATGACTGTAAGTATTGGTATTGTTGTCATTATTATTCTCATCATTCAATTGTGTATTAATATTTGAATTGCTCTTGTTAAATGTATTTGGGTTATATGTGATGTTTCCGTATAATATATTATCAACGGTAGTTGTAGGATTTGTTCCAAATGCTTCTTTAATTCCAAAAAAATCTGTGTTAAACAATTGTGTTACTAAAGCAAAAAATAACATAATTACAATAAATGACAAAATAATATATTTGTATTTATCTATTATATTTATTATAGTCATTGTCATTGTCATTATAGTCAACCTATAAAATATAATTATATAATTTAAAATTTATAAATATATTATAAAAATAAAATTTATATTCATTATATTAGTTTAGTTATTAGTAAATTATCTACAAAATTTAATATATATTTATTATAAATAATGTCAGATACAAATACAAATAATGATGCTATAAACAATAAAAATAATAACAATATAAATGGACCAGATGTAGGTAATTT